TTCCGCAATGCTCGGAGCGGTTGGAGACTTGCCGTCTGACGACTTCCTGGGTAAGTATATTATATTTTCAAAGTTCGATTGTTGCGATGTCGCAATTTGTAGGTTACTGAATAATAGATAAAATGTATATCAAAAAACATATTATCGCTATATTTGAAAGACAGCCTTTTGGCTTTTGATTAGAATCAACATGCGAAGAAACATCCTCTTTATGCTGTCTAAAATGGACATCGACATAGCAAGTAAAATTTCGCTCGAATGATTCAACATATTTCTGATTGATATTTTCTGTACTATCGAAGAGATCAATTACAAGATGTTTGAAAGTATTGATATCACAGACAACTATTGGGAACTGACCGCTGTATGATTGGTATACTTCATCTGCATATATTTCGTCATAATATTCTTTTAATTCAGATATTCTACTAGGAATGCTTGTTTGGAATGCAAAACATCTATAGCAGTTTATAGCTTTTTCTCTTGTAGTTTGATACGAGATATATTCCATGTCGTAATCGTAAATATCAAAAAACAAAACATATAATAAAAATTTTAGTTCGACATCATAATTTTTCTCTTCCTTTGATAGTTGGGACATGTTGAGATAATTGTTACGGAGTAATCCGTACTGTTTGTTCTTAGAATAATCTAAAATTCGTTTGTTAAATATTCCCCATGCTACATCTCTAAAAGTTGATGTAAATGGGAGAGAATTTTTCAAACTTATATATTCATCTAAAGAAATTCCATAATTCTTGTGTTTATGCAATTCAACATACTCCCAGTGCTCATTTAAAAATAATTCTCCTTTAGCGCTCAAAGAGTATAAAGGCTCTTTAACAAAAGAAGTTATTTGATCTGGTGAGCAAGAAGAAATAATTCTTTCTACCAATATTTGTTTTTTGCCAGTTTTTTGTACGCCGATAGATTCACATATTTCTTTCAATTCGGAAACTTTTAAAGAAGAAATAATCTTTTCAGGTGATGCCAGTTGTAAATAATCTGCTGCAATTAATTGTTTGTGGTATTTCCGTGGGTTTGTAATTTCACACTCAAATTTTATGTATTGCTGATATTCAGAATTTTGTTTTAACGGTTTGCCACTGCCATAAGCATTTAAAAATACAGCTTTACTGTAATCGCTTTTATAACTCATTTTATTTTGTAGTCCCCCCTCAAAAAAATTATAGAATTTTAAAACCTTTGCTATTTATTGCACAGCAAGTGGTTGCTATTTTAATCTTAATTTAATTAGTTTCTCATCATATCCAAGTGCACGTGCAATCTGATCAGTTGTGTATTCTTGAAATTCTAAAATTATTTCATCTGATACTAGCAGCTCCATAGCGAACAGATCGGCTTCTTTTTCATACTTCGTTGTATTAAATCCGGTATATGTATCCATGAAGAGAGCGTTAGCTTTTTTATGTAGTAACATATGTCCTAATTCATGTGCACAGACAAGAATCTGTTCATGTTCTGGAAGAGAATCATCAATATAAATAATGTTATTTCTCTGGAAGTATTGATAGAATCCCCTAACACCTTTGAGTGGTACAGGCACAAGGATAACATTTAGCCCTTTGATAATTTCAAATGGGTTTCTTGTTTTATGTTTCTTGACAAGCGAATTTACAATCTTCTTTATGTCCATTCACATCAGTCCTTTTTATATTTTTTAGGTGTGTATTTTTCCTTGTTCTTTTTCTTAGCCATCTCCATACCAATTTCCATTGCGTTTAGAATAGACTCGATTGCTTCAGGAGAAGCAGGATCACCATCAAACATTAATCCTTCTTGGGATGTTAGTTTGTCTTTGGTCTGCTGTAGGATTTCTTCTATTTGTTTTGAGTCTCGTTTGTTCAGTTCTGGTTGATTTGATAGAGCATCATTTTTCTCCGCTTCCATAGCTTTGGCTATCAAGAAGGGATCACCGTTGAAATGTTCAGCGACATCGAGACGCGAAGAATTTATAACATCATCTTCCCAAGTGTCTCCCATAAGTTCTGAAGGTTCAACATTTAATGCGTCCGCAAAGGCTTCTATTTTTGATAAAGGCAAATCTACTTCACCTTTTTCAATTTTTGCAATGGATGATCGACTCGTGTAGCCAGTCAACTTAGCAAGTGTATCTTGAGACATTTTATGTTCGATTCTAAATTTTCGAATATTCCTATATAGATCAATCATTTAGTCACCGCCTTTCTGATATTAATATACCATGAGTGTGAAAGAATTTCAACAAAATTATGAAAAAGTGTTGACGGATATTCACACTAGTGTTATATTATGAGTGTGATTAAAATACAACAAAGAAAGGAGAAAAAGAAAATGGTCGATATGAAAGCCTTGACTGATAAGATTAATGACTCTGGAATGAGCTTTAAAGCAGTGGCTGAAAAATCTGGAATGCTCAGAGAGACATTGTATAACAGATTAAAGGGATTAGGTGAATTCAAGGCCTCCGAGATTTCGTCATTACAAGCAACATTACATCTAACTACAAAAGAAAGAGACGAAATTTTTTTTAAAAAGAATAGTGAATTAAATTCAACAAAAAATCAAAATAAATAGGAGGGAAAAGAAAAATGGAATTAGAATCGTTTAAATCAGAAGAATTTGGTTCTGTAAGAACAGCTACAATAAACGGCGATGTAATGTTTGTTGGTAAGGATGTAGCAGGGATTCTCGGCTATACAAACACACCGAAGGCCGTAAGAGATCACGTTGATGAAGAAGATAAGCTGACCGAACGAATCGTTCTGTCAGGTCAGAATAGAGAAGTAATATTTATCAATGAATCAGGTCTTTACAGCTTAATCCTTTCAAGTAAGATGCCGAATGCGAAGAGATTCAAGCATTGGGTAACAGCGGAAGTATTACCACAGATCAGGAAACATGGGATGTATGCAGTTGATGAACTGATTGATAATCCAGAAATGGCAATCAAAGCCTTTACAGCTCTTAAAGAAGAGAGGGAAAAGAACAGATTGTTGCAGGAGAAAAACGAACGTATGAAGCCACAAGCAATTTTAGGACATGCGATCACAGCTGCAAATACATCGATTCTGGTCGGAGCATTAGCTAAGATTCTAAAACAGAATGGGATTGAGACTGGACAGAAACGTTTGTTTGAATGGCTACGTAACAATGGCTACTTGATCAAACAAAAAGGTAACGACTGGAATATGCCAACACAGAAGAGTATGGAGCTAGGTCTGTTTGAGATTAAAGAATCCGTTCATATTGACGGAAATGGGTGCAACAGGATCACGCGTACCCCAAAAGTTACTGGCAAAGGTCAGGAGTATTTCATCAATAAGTTTTTAGCAGCTGAATAGTGTAGAACAATAACCAGGAGGTAAGAAAGACGAAATATATTCAGATAACTAGATTAGTGGCAGCCGCATTCCTTGGATTAGAAACATTATTGAAAATATATACATACAGAAAATTAAAAAAAGAAGATCCTTACAGTGAAATGAAGAAGGAACTTCTTTTACAGAAAGTAATGATAGATATTCTTGCAGTTGCAGTGATCTTAGAAAGAACAGCCATTTATATCTGTATTTAGGAGATGGGCAAAATAAGAAGTAATAAAATTAGTTGCCCAAACTGCAAACAAGAAAATGAAGAAGATTCAAATTTCTGTGCAAATTGTGGCGAGAAGCTAGCTGTTGGGTAATAAAAAAGGACAGCTATTCTTGCGGAGAGAAAAGCTATCCGGGATATAAGTTTTTTAAAGCGGTATAGAAAAATAAAGGAGTTAAAACATGCAAGTAATAACAACAATACTATCAGCAACAGCATTAATCGTTAATCTCTGTACACTCTTCTACATCAGAAAAATGTACAAGGAATGATTGATGTTTCTTGAAATGGTGAATGCGGTTAACGGAAGTGATCTTAATCACAAGTGTGGGATAGATTTCATCGAAATAATATCCAAACTCTTCCGAAGAACAAGGATATAGAATATCTCCAGCACTTAAATGATTAGAATACAGATCGTCCGAAATGATATCTGCAATCGGAGTTCTCAAAGGACCGGCATATGTATATGTTTGCTCAGGTTCGTAATCCACAGGATATACGATTTCACCAGATGGGAGAGAAAATTCAATAGAATCCAAAGTTATTGGCATAGGCGATAAGTTATTAAGTGAGAACCAAAAGATTGCAGGTCCAGATACTTGTGTATATACAGTACCTGCAGTAACAGTAAGTTTTCGACGATTACATTTCTTAGTGTAATAGATGCTATAAATAGCAGCTATTAATGCAAGAAGAGCAATCCAAAAGTTTAATAAGTTAAGATTTAGGGTTTTAAACATAATATTTCTCCTTTTTAAGAAATTATAACATATAACAATTAAATACAACAGATGGCTTAATCCTCTGTCCGATACACTTCATCTTTTTAAAAAACGCCCCTATAGTTGATTAATTAAAAATAACAAACCATCGGGCAGAGAGTTAAGCCATCTGAAGGAAGGTAGGTGAAAGACATGAGAGATGGATTAATTATGCGGGAACATGTAGTTACAGAAATCGAAATGTATGATTGCCAGGATGTTATGAAGATACTTGGATGCAAACAATCAACAGCATATCGGGTAATTAGGCAGCTTCGGGAAGAATTAGAAGATGGTGGATTTATGTCGCCAATTCATGGAAAAATCCAGAAGAATTATTTCGATAAACGTTTTGGACTTTAGGAAAGGAGCATAAATGGCAACAGCAATGGTGTTTAGCTTATATGTAACAGTCAGCATGATCATTTGTTTGATTTTATCTAAGACAAAAATCGGACAAAGAGCGATGGACTGGATGCTGGATAAATTAACAATGAAATGAAAGGAGAAAAAGATGATCGATGATTGATGAATCGCTGATTCTGAAAGAAATTGATGAGTGGACTGATATTCTGAATAGAAATATCGAGAGACGTAATCAAGTGTTAAGTAACTTGATGGAAGTTTGTTTGCTAGAAAGAGAACTTGCGACATACCAGAGAGTGAAAAACCTAATAAAAGAAAAATGCACCCCTGAGGCAACAACTCCAGAAGGTGCGGATATAAATAGTTTAACACAAGTGCATTATAGCACAGAAAGCGAGAAGGAACAATGACAAAAGAGTTTTTATTACAGTGCGAAAAAAAAATAGAAGAAGCATACAAATGTGCAGCAATCAATCAGGGAGATAAAGTAAACGATATTGTTGGGGAAGTATGTAGGGACATTCTTCTTAAAATTTCAGATGACATAGCACCTGTTTCTGAAGGAACAGTGCCTTATATCGTAGCATCTTTAAGAGTATTAGCGAATGCTTTATCCAAAGAATTAGATCCGTTGGATAAAGAAATTTCAAAAGCAGTACAGTGGCGAATGACGACGGAATGCAAATTTAAGAAACAAGTAGAAAGGATATAAACAATGAAAGAAGATAGATTGCTGCTCAGTCGTGAAGTATACGATGAATTAGCAGCATCTTATGAAAGAGTTGAAACTCTTGTCCGACTGCATAAAGCTGGACAGGATCTTGATACAAACCTGATCTTTCAGATCTTAGGGATCGGGTATCTATTAAACAAAGAAAAATTAGGAGGACTTAATAATGGAAATCACAGTAAACGTAACAGGGCTTGATAATCTGGCAAATGCCATTTTTGCACTGGCAAATGCAGCAGGGAACAGCAAAGAGGAAACACAGATGGATGCAGCAAAGGTAGCACCCGTAGTGCAGCAGACAGTCGTACCAACGGAAACAGTTGCGCCAGCAGCTACAACTGTACCAAGCACGCCACCAGTACAGCCTGTACCAGCAGCGCCCGTGGCACAAAATGCAGCATCTGCGGTTAACCCAGTGCCAACAGCCACAGCAACGCCTACATATACAATGGAACAGTTGGCAGTCGCAGCGACAGGTCTGATCGATGCCGGAAAGATGCAGGATGTCCAGAATACGCTGGCATCCTTGGGTGCACAGACATTAATGGATCTGCCACAGGAGAAATATGGGGAGTTTGCATCTGCGATCAAAGCGATTGGGGCGGTGATCTAAGATGGCGAAGAAAAGAAAACATGCTTTGTTATCAGCAAGCGGAGCGGTGCAGTGGATCCACTGTACTCCTTCCGCAAAACTGTGTGATGAGCTTCCAGATACAGAGAGTTCTTATACCAAAGAAGGAACTCTGGCGCATGAGATCTGTGAGTTAAAACTGACAGCAGATTCTTTAAAGACTGGAACTTATACCAGAAGAATGAACAAGATCAAAAAGAATGAACTGTATCAGGCAGAGATGCAGGGATTCACAGATCAGTATGTTGACTATGTGGAGACACTTAGCAACAGTCTTCCAGAAAAGCCATATATGGCAGTGGAAAAAAGAGTTGAGTTTGATGAATACGTGCCGGATGGATTCGGTACTGCAGACTGCATCCTGATCTGCGGTACGGTCATGCATGTGATCGATTTTAAATATGGAAAAGGTGTCCCAGTAAATGCAGGTGGGAATCCACAGATGGGATTGTACGCACTAGGAGCATTAAAGGCTTACGGATTTTTATATCCGATCGAGGACATTTTTTTTCATATCGTACAGCCAAGGCTCAATAACTTTTCCACATGGAAAACGAACAAACGAGAGCTGACAACATGGGGCAATGTCGTAGTCAAACCGAAAGCTGAATTAGCTTACAAAGGAGAAGGAGAGTTTCGTTCCGGGGAACACTGCAGATTCTGCAAAGTCTTAAACTGCAGACAGAGAGCTTATGACAATCTGGAACTTCTGGAAACCTATGAAACAAAACTTCCACCGGAGCTTTCAGACGAAGAGGTGGGAGAAGCCCTTGCAAAAGCAGAACAGTTGGTTGCCTGGCATAAAAAATTAAAGTCCTATGCACAGACAAAACTGATCGATGGCGGAGAGATCCCAGGATGGAAGATCGTTGAGGGCAGAAGCAATCGCATGATCACGGATTACGAGAAGATGGCGGATGTCCTGGGACAAAATGGATTCCCGAAAGAAACTCTGTATGAAAGGGCACAGCTTACCCTGACAGATCTTGAAAAGATGGTCGGAAAGAAAGACTTCCAGACGATCTGCGGGGAGTTCATCCAAAAGCCAAATGGGAAACCAACACTTGCACCGGAATCTGATAAACGTCCGGTCTATAACCCGAAAACAACAGCAGCAGAAGATTTTAAATAAAAGGAGTAAAAAACTATGAGTAATACAAAAGTAACAACAGGCGAAGTAAGATTTTCATTTCCACACGTATTTCAGCCACATGCGAACAATCCAGGACAGGAAGAAAAATATTCTGTGACGATCCTGATCCCTAAGACAGACACAGCAACGATCAATGCGATCCAGGCAGCAATGCAGGCTGCAGCACAGGAAGGTGTCTCTACAAAATTCAACGGGCAGATGCCGGCAATGTTGAAGAATCCGATGCATGATGGAGATGGTGCAAGACCGAACGGAGAGCCATTTGGAGAAGAGTGTAAAGGACATATGGTTATGACAGCATCCAGTAAACAGAGACCGGAAGTTGTCGATGCAAACTGTCAGGCAATCTTAAATCCTGCAGAAGTATATGCCGGATGCTACGGAAGAGTTTCTTTAAACTTTTTCCCATATAACACAAACGGAAACAGAGGTGTTGGATGCGGACTGAACAATGTCCAGAAGACAAGAGAAGGTGATCCATTAACAGGAAGAACAACAGCAGCGGAAGACTTTGGACCAATGCCACAGGCAAATGTCCAGAACGCAGCAGTTCCGCAGATGAACACACAGGCTGCAGCTACACAGCAGAGTGTAAATCCAGTCACTGGAATTAATCCGATCACGGGGGCTCCGATCAATGGTGGCGGAGTTATGGGATTATGATCCCGCGCAAGAACATCCTGCATATCGATATCGAGACTTATAGTAGTGTAGACATTGCAAAGTCCGGGCTGTACAAGTATGTACAGTCTCCGGACTTTCAGATTCTGCTGTTTGCTTATGCCTATGATGATGGACCTGTTGAGATCATAGATCTTGCACAGGGGGAGAAACTTCCGGAAAAAGTGATCAATGATCTGAAAGCACCGGCAACGATCAAGATGGCTCATAACGCAAACTTTGAGATTAATGCATTAAGTCAGTTCTATGAGATCTGGCCGGATCAGTGGCAGTGTACGATGATCCATTCTCTTTACTGTGGGTATCCGGCATCCCTTGCAGGAGTTGGGAAAGCAATGGGATTTCCACAGGAGAAGCAAAAGATGGCAGTTGGAAAAGCACTGATCCGTTATTTTTGTGTACCATGCAAGCCTACAAAGAGAAACGGCGGACGCACAAGAAACTTTCCTGAACATGATATAGAGAAATGGAACCTGTTTAAAGAATACTGCAAACAAGATGTGGAAGTGGAACGTGCGATCGAGGATCATCTAAAGGATTATCCGGTTCCAACGCAGGAATGGACCAACTGGCATTATGACCAAGCTATTAATCAACAGGGGACTCAGGTGGACCTTGCACTGATCAATGGGGCATTGGAATTAAGCGATCAGGCAGCATTAAAGCTTGGAGATGATATCCGTCGTGTTTCTGGAATCGATAATCCGAACAGCGTTGCCCAACTAAAACAGTGGTTATCCGAACAGCTAGGAAAAGATATTGATAAGTTAGGGAAAGAAGCAGTGAACGAACTGCTAGAAGCGCCGCAGGTAAAAGCAAACCCTGCAGTTTATTATGTTCTGAAGAAACGTAAAGAGATGGCCAAGAGTTCCGTGAAGAAATACACAGCTATGGAAAACGCGGTCTGCAAGGATGGAAGAGTCCGTGGATTATTACAGTTTTATGGCGCAAACAGAACAGGAAGATGGGCAGGACGTCTGGTACAGGTCCAGAACCTTCCAAGAAACTATATTCCGGAGTTGTCACTGGCAAGGAATCTGGTAAAACAGGAAAATGCAGCGATGCTGGAACTGACTTATGGCAGTCTGCCAGATACGATCTCACAGCTGATCCGGACAGCATTTGTTCCAAGAGAGGGATATGAGTTTGTCGTTGCAGACTTTTCAGCGATTGAAGCGAGAGTGATCAGTTGGTTAGCCGGGGAGGATTGGAGACTGGAAGTCTTCCGTACCCACGGCAAGATTTACGAGGCTTCGGCATCCAGTATGTTTAACGTACCGATCGAGAAGATCAAAAAAGGAAATCCGGAATATGCACTCAGGGCAAAAGGAAAGGTCGCAGAATTAGCCCTCGGGTACCAAGGCGGTACCGGAGCATTGATCCAGATGGGAGCATTAAGGATGGGACTTACGGAAGAAGAACTTCCGGATATCGTACACCGATGGAGGACAGCGAACAAACGGATTCAGGATTTCTGGTATACGGTAGAGAATTGTGCGATCGAGACGGTAACACTCGGAACAACAAACCAGATCCAGCATGGGATCACGTTTATGAGAGATGCAGATTATTTTATGATCAAACTTCCTTCCGGGCGATGCTTATTTTATCCAGATCCACAGATCGGAGAGAATGCATGGGGAAACAAGAGTATCACATATATGGGCATTGATGGAACTAAGAAATGGCAGAGACTTGAAACATACGGTGGAAAATTAGTCGAGAATATTGTACAGGCAGTGGCAAGAGATCTGCTGGCGAACGCGATCCGAAATATGTTATTCGGTGGCTATCTTATTAACTTTCATATCCATGATGAGATCATAGCAGAAGTACCAAAAGGTTCTGATCTGACACTGGAGAAAGCCATCAACCTGATGTGCAAGGCCCCAGAATGGGCAGAAGGATTGCCATTAAACGCAGATGGATTTACAGGAGATTTCTATAAGAAAGAGTAGGAGGAACGGCATGTTTCAGAATGACTTAAAAATTAAAATATCAACGGGAAGCAGCCGAAGATCAAAGACCTGGTTGAAGCAGGAGATGTACTGGTCTGATTTTGTGGAGAAGCTTGAACATCCGATCAGGACAGAAGAGACTCTGGCAGAATATATGGGTTACCGCAAAGCGAAACAGGATGAGATCAAGGATGTCGGTGGTTTCGTTGGTGGGGAACTTTCCGGAGAACAGCGAAGAAATGAAAATGCCGGTTATCGCTATCTGATTACATTAGATGCCGATCATATAAAGCCGGGTGGAACTGATGAGGTGATCGGCATCTTAGAAAACCTTGGTTGTTCTTATGTGGTCTACAGTACCAGGAAGCATGAAGAAGCAGCACCGCGACTTCGAATCATTCTGCCACTGGATCAGCCGGCTTCTCCAGATGAATATGAGCCGATCGCGAGACGTGCTGCAGAATATATTGGAATGGGTATTTTTGACCCGACAACTTTCGAAACAGTCCGGCTGATGTACTGGCCAAGCTGCAGTAAGGACAGTCAGTATCGCTTCTGCTATGCAGACAAGCCGTTTTTAAGTAAAGACGGAATGCTTGCGACATATGACAACTGGAGAGATATCACACAGTGGCCGGAAGTGCCAGGAGCGGTAAAGCTTCGTGATCGCAGTATCAAAAAACAGGGAAATCCATTAGAAAAGAAAGGGATCGTCGGTGCATTCTGTAAGACCTATACAGTAGAGCAGGCAATGGATGCATTCTTAGGTGGTATCTATGAGCCATGTGATACGCATCCGGGGCGCTATACCTATACAGAGGGTTCGACAGTTGGCGGAGCCGTGTTATATGAGGATGGATTATTCTTATACAGCCATCATGCCACAGATCCTGCAGGTGGAAGATTATGCAATGCATTTGATCTGGTCCGGATCCATAAGTTTTATGAACTTGATTATGGATCAAAGGAAGGAACGCCGATCACAAGGCTTCCATCCTTTTCTGCAATGTGTGAGTTTGCGATGGAACAGCCAAATGTTGCAAAAGTCATTACTGCAGAACGATATGAACGTGCACAGTCCGAATTTTCACAGGATATATCAAAAGAAGATCTTGACTGGATGGAAAAGTTAAGCTGCAGTTCACAGACAGGAATGCCGAATAAGACGATCGATAACGTGTTGATCATTCTGGAGAACGATCCAAACTTAAAGGACCGATTATATCACGATGAATTTGCGAACAGAGCAACTGTCTGCAGACCGATGCCGTGGGAATTTCATCCGGAGTTCCCTTATAAGGATCGTGCATGGACCGATGAGGATGATGCCGGATTAAGGCATTACATGGAAAAGACTTACGGGATCACAGGAGAAAAGAAGATATTAGACGGCATGGCGATCTATGCAAACCGACATAAAAGACATAAGATCCGCGAGTATCTTACAAGCCTTAACTGGGATGGGGTCAGACGATTAGATACACTGCTGATTGATTATTTCGGGGCAGAGGACTCTGAATATGTACGTGCAGCAACAAGAAAGACTTTGTGTGCTGCGGTTGCCAGAGCCATGCATCCAGGATGTAAGTTTGATTATATGCTGATCCTGTCGGGAGCGCAGGGCGTTGGAAAGAGTACGTTCTTTTCAATGTTGGGCAAAGACTGGTACTCATTGAATCGGAATACCAGTCTTTGCCGATTCAATGAGTACCTTTGAAGGCAAAGATGCAGCAGAGATGGTGCAGGGCTACTGGATCATTGAAGCTGGAGAGTTAACTGGATTTAACAGATCAGAGATGAATGCAGTCAAACAGTTTTTAAGTAAGAAAGAAGATGTTTATCGTATGCCGTATGGACGCAGGACTGCGAATTTTCCACGAAACTGTATCATTGTAGGAACTACGAACGATAAAGAGTTTTTAAAGGATAGAACGGGAAACCGAAGATTCTGGCCGGTCGGACTTGGAAAACAGAAACCGAAGAAGAACATCTTTCAGGAACTGCCGGCAGAAGTTGATCAGGTATGGGCAGAAGCGGCTGCAAGATGGATGTTAGGAGAGCCGCTGTATATGTCTGGAGATGTCGCCAAAGTGGCACAGGAGAAGCAGGAGACTTACAGAGAAGCATCTCCAAAAGAAGGTGTGATCAGAGAGTTCCTAGAGAAGAAGATTCCAACAGATTGGAAGGAAAAGAGTCAGGCACAGAGAAGGTCATTTTTCAACAGTGAATTTCAGGTAAAAGATGAGAACAACTTAGTAAATAGAGAAAGGATTTGTGCGGCAGAGATATGGTGTGAGTGCTTCGGAGGAGATTTAAAGCAAATGAAACGACATGACATCATAGAGATTAACAGCATTCTTAATTGTATTAGTGGATGGGATCGAGTATCATCTGCGAGATTCGGTCCTTATGGCACACAAAGGGGCTACATCCGTGTAAACAAAGAAGCATAAGCATAAAAAATGTAAACATACAATATTTGGAAATGTAAACAGGGTAAACATACTGTAAACAAACGATTGTTTACAATGAAAACCGCGTAAATACTTGATTTGAATAGAATGTAAACATTGTAAACATTAAATTCTTTAAAAATAAAATATAAAGGGTAATAGTATAACGTACCCCATGTGCACACATACACGCGTATATATATAGGGGATTTCGATTACATGTTTACGGCAAAGGAGAATGATATGAGAGAAAGCAGTATAGAATCCAAGTTCAGGGATAAAGTAAAAGAGGTCGGTGGTATGGCGTATAAGTTTGTATCCCCGGGCAATGCTGGAGTACCAGACAGGGTTGTAATCCTTCAAGGCGGAAAATCTGGATTCGTAGAATTGAAACGTCCGGGAGAGAAAACGACACCGCTTCAGAAAGTTCAGATCCGTAAGATCTTGGCGACAGGATGTTATGCAACTGTTCTTGATAATAAAAAAGACATTGACCGAGTGATATGGGAGATTGAAGCATGGAGTCCAGCAAAGTCTTTAGAGAAAATCAAGGAACTAGAACAGCGAGGACAACTATGAAATTTGTACCGCATAATTATCAAAAGTATTGCATCAGTCGCATGATCACGGACCCGGTCTTAGGGTTGTTTCTTGACATGGGACTTGGGAAGACAGTAATCACACTGACAGCAGTCAATGATCTGCGGTTTAATCGGTTTGCAGTCCGGAAAGTTCTTGTCATCGCACCGAAGAAAGTTGCAGAAGATACGTGGACAAGGGAATCACAGAAATGGGATCACTTAAAGATGCTTCGGGTGATCCCAGTCCTTGGAAGTATCAAACAGCGGATCAGAGCGATCAACACACCGGGCGATATCTGGGTGTTATCAAGAGACAATGTCTCCTGGTTGGTTGATTATTACAAAAATGACTGGCCGTTTGACATGGTGATCATTGATGAGTTGTCGAGCTTTAAGTCTAATAAGGCAAAACGATTCCGAAAATTAAAAAGTGTCAGGAGTCACATCCGTCGGATCGTAGGGCTTACAGGAACACCGACTCCGAACGGACTGGAAGACCTGTGGGCACAGATCTATCTTCTGGATGAAGGAGAACGGTTAGGAAAGACTTTAACCGGATACCGTGATAATTACTTCACACCAGGAGCAAGAAACGGAAATGTGATCTATGAGTACAACCCGAGGACGTGGGCAGACGAAGAGATCAATGAACGGATCAAAGATATCTGTATCTCCATGAAAGCAGAGGATTATCTGGAATTACCAGAACGGATCGATAATGTCCGTCATATCAAACTTCCAGATAAAGCAAAGAAGCAGTATGAAGAACTGGAGAAGACGATGATCGCGGATATCGATGGAGAGACTATTGACGTTACAAGTGCAGCGGCTTTAAGTAATAAACTTTTGCAGCTTTGCAACGGAGCTGTCTATGATGCAGATGGTATATACCATGAGGTGCATGATGAGAAGATCGAAGCCTTAAAAGAGATCATCGATGCAAATGCAGGAAAAGGAATTTTAGTGTTTTATAACTTTAAGCATGACAAGGCACGGATCCAGAAGGCTTTGAAAAAGAGCAAGCTTCGGATCGGGGAGTTAAAGAACCCGGACAGCATCACAGCCTGGAACAATGGGCAGATGGATATCCTACTTGCACATCCGGCAAGTGCAGCATATGGATTAAACCTTCAGGCAGGTGGGCACATCATTGTCTGGTTTGGACTTAACTGGTCATTGGAGTTATACCAGCAGGCAAATGCCAGACTGTACCGGCAGGGACAGAAAGAGAATGTTGTGATCCATCATCTGGTTACTGCCGGCGGATATGATGAGAACGTCATGGATGCGCTGGAAGCAAAAGAAGTTACACAGGATTCGTTCCTGGATGCCTTAAAGGCAAGGATCAAGAGCGTGAAGGGAGAGAACGATGGGAAAGATTGATGCAAAGATGGAAGGCAGGACCGAAGGATTGGAACTTGCTTTACGCATTGTGAGAGAAGGCGGAGCAGAAGCCTTAGAGAGAGAGAAATGAAACGCCGGAGAGTTACAGGGATCAAGGTTCCTGTCGATCATAGAGAAATGGATAAAGCGGCACAGAAGATCAAGGAGCAGATCCTGGATATCGTTCTTGCTATGAGTATCATGGTGCTAAGAGATGAGTTTGGTTTTGGCAAGAAACGGCTGGATCAGTTCAAAGCAAGATTTAACTTGAAAACAGAATGTGTGAATGATGGATTAGTTACATGGGCAGACATTCTGGAGGCAATCAGAGATGAGACTGGCATTGAGCTTACGATCAGAGAAAATCGTTAAGGAAAGTTAAGGAGTGAATTAATTATGACAAAGATCAGACAGAAACTTGCGAAGGTCTATATTCATTCGCAGGATAATGGCAATGACTTTGGGATCATCGATCATCTAGCTGAGGTCGGATACGATGTTGATTTCGAAGTTGTGGATAATGGAGTTGGCAATAAGGTGATCTCATGTGAGATCTATGATGCAGGGGGGGGGAAGAAAGACAATGATCAGAAATAATAGGACAGCAATGAATGCATACAAGAAGACTAGAGAGAAACACGGTGGGGATCGTCCCTGCTGTGTAGTCTGCGGTGAGGCGATGGATTCAGAGGACGATGAGACAGAGTGGTCCAGAACAAAGAGAAGGACAGATTGTTTTGTACATAGACATTGCGTGAAACATTGGGGAGACATTTAGGGTGCTGATGCAACACAGGTGACAGGAGGCAAGACATGGATAAGAAAAAACTAAGACAGTATCGATCTTTGAAGAGGGAGCAGAAGATGCTGGAAGACAAAATGGAGAAACTGAATGAGAGAGCAGAGAGGATTCCGACGGTCGCTGGAACAGTAAAAGGATCCATGAGCGCGTTCCCATATATTGAAACGCATATGAGTGTTGTGATGTCAGAGCCAAAACAGGCGGATGTGATCTATCGGCAGATGATGATCAACGGAAAGAGACAGGAACAGGTGGATGAACTTCTGACAGAGATCGAAGAGTTTATCAGTCAGATTCCTGACAGCAATACAAGACAGATTTTTGAACTCATTTACCTAAACGGCATGACACAACAGGAAGTTGGAGAACGATTGGGGTATACGAAAGGCAGAATTTCTCAGATAATCAGTGAAAATCTAAAAGATTAAACAAATTAAACAAAAAAGTGTGTTATAGTTATACTTGAGGAAATTGGATAGAGTCCAATCAATCGCCCCGTATAATTTTTTTTTGAGCATCGTAGAAATACGGTGTTCTTTTGTTCTATAACTACTAGAATATAAGGAAATTTTATGGTATAATAAATAAAATAAAATCAAAAGATGAGAATGAACTCGGGTGATCTTCGGACTCCCGAGTCTTTTTATGCCTAAATTTAGAAAGGAAAGAGATATGAATTTTAAAGATGCATTTGAATTAATGAAAAAAGGACGCAAGGTAAAACTTCCATCCTGGGGCGGATACTGGTACTGGGACACAGAAAAAGAAACTATTATGATGCAGTGTAGAACAAAAGATAATGGAGAAAAAGGTGACTTATTGGATATTAGAGAAACACAGGCGGTAGAGTACACCATGTCTAATATCTTATCTGATGATTGGATGATTGTAGAATAAGGAAGGTGCGTTATGAAGAAGTTATTTATTTCACAGCCAATGAAGAATAAAACAGATGAGGAAATTTTAGCAGTAAGAGAACAGGCTATAAAATCTGCTAAAGAACTTTTAGGCGAGGAAGTTGAAGTTATTGATTCATTCTTTCAAAGTGCCCCTGCAGATGCAAGACCGATGTGGTTTTTAGGCAAATCTATAGAATTGCTTTCTACTGCTGATATTGTTTACTTTGCAAAAGATTGGGATAAGTTTAGAGGATGTAAAATTGAAAACACCTGTGCTAAAGAATATAGTATTCCAGTAATTGAATGTTAGGAGATGAAAAGAAAGGTATGATTATTACAGGAATGGATCACTTTCAGAGTGTATGTAAGAAGAAACTGGTAGATTGGTATAACAAACATTGCGAAGAAAATCATTTAGCAATGAAAATTGATCTCAGTAATGTATTTGTTGTATGGAGCTGCAAGACCTTGCAAAATTACAAATGCCTGGTATCTACTACAGTAAGTGGGGACGGTATCTATGCAGAATACACGTACAACGGAGACAAACAGGAACTATATGAGGACGTGTATAAGAAACTGACAAATGCATGCCACACAGAAGAATAAAAGCCGGAGCAATCCGGCATAAGGACCTCTAGCTCAGTAGGTCAGAGCAGTTGGCTCATAACCGATCGGTCCAGGGGTCGAGTCCCTGGAGGTCCATTTTTAAAAGAAAGGAGTGAGCCTAGATGGCATTAACAGAAAAAAGAAAGCTATTTGCTGATGAATACCTGATAGATCTGAATGCATCTCGGGCTTACAGAGTTGCATATCCAAGAGTAAAAGATGGAGATGTAGCGGCTGCTGCCGCAAGTAGATTATTAAAGATTGAAGAGGTAAAAAAGTATGTAGCGGACCAAATGGAAGCGATCCATAATGAGAAAACAGCGGACGCCCAGGAAGTGATTGAATACCTAACTGCAGTAATGCGTGGGAAGAGTAATGCGGAGGAGATCGTTGTGGAAGGAATCGGAGATGGATGTAGTGAAGCCAGAGCAATAACAAAGGGACCGTCTGAAAAAGAACGATTGAAGGCAGCAGAACTTCTTGGCAAGCGATATGCACTTTTTACTGATAAAGTTGAAACAGATGTTGACATGGATCTTAATATTACAATTGACTATGGCGAGGATGATACTGGATGAACATAAAAGTACAGGCAAATCCTTGTTTTAAAGAAGTTGATCGTAGTAAAAAACGATACATCGTCATGAAGGGTTCTGCTGGATCTGGAAAGAGTGTGGATACAGCACAGCACTATATCCTAAGGCTTATGAATGATTCTGGGCGAAACCTTTTATGTGTCCGAAAAGCAGATGTAACGAATAGAGATAGCACTTTTGCAGAATTGCAGGGTGCTATTTTTCGGATGTTTGGAGAACGGTATAAGCGATACTGGTATATCAATGCATCGAATATGATCATAGAGTGCAAGAGTAATCACAATCAGATTATATTTAGAGGAGTGAATGATGAAAGACAGAGAGAAAAACTGAAATCAATCACATTCAAGCGAGGGAAACTTACCGATGTTTGGATAGAAGAAGCGACAGAGATCACACAGTCGGATTTTGAAATCATTGACGACCGATTGAGAGGAGAATTGCCAGAAGGACAGTTCTATCAGATTAGAATGACATTTAACCCTGTATCAGCACACCACTGGATCAAGAAAGTGTTCTTTGATCGTGCTGATCCTGATGTACTCACACACCAGTCAACTTACGAAAAGAACCGATTCATCGATGAAGCATATCACAGACGAATGCTAAGACGTAAAGAGGTAGACCCAGAAGGATACAGAGTTTATGGCCTTGGAGAGTGGGGAGAAGTTGCAGGTTTGATCCTTAAAAATTATGTCATAGAAGAATTTGATCGTACACCAGAACGCTTTGATTACATGGTAAATGCACAGGACTTTGGATTTAACCATGCAAACTGTATTGGGGAGGTTGGATTCAAAGATGGCGATCTGTACTTATGTCAGGAACTTTATGTCTACGAAATGGACACAGAAGAAATTATCAAAAAGGCAGCAGGGAGATTCAATAAGAAGCTTCGAATGTGGTGTGACTCTGCGGAACCAGATCGTATCAAGATGTGGAAGAAAGCAGGATACAGAGCAAGAGGAGTAAAAAAAGAGCCAAACAGTGTCAGTGCTCAGATTGATTATTTGAAACAACATAGGATACATATCTATCCAACGTGTGTAAACACAATTAAAGAAATACAGCAATGGAAGTGGAAGAAAGATGAGAGAACAAATACTTATCTGGATGAACCAGTTCCATTTTTTGATGATGCAATGGCTATGCTACGTTATTCAATTGAAGAAGAACGTAAACAGAAGCCAAGACTAAATACCAACGTAAAAGGAGGAATATAATGCGAAAAGAAATTTATAGAATATCGCCAGACGAAGAGCTAACAGATGCGAAGTTGAGTCGGTTTATCGCAAGGCATGCTGCAGAAAGCACGTTTCGGTATAAACAATTACAAGATGCATACGAAACAGATTTCCCAATCTTTCACGAAAAACCAAAACCAGAGTGGAAACCCGATAATCGTATTGCTGTAAACTTTGCAAAATACATTGTAGACACAATGAACGGGTATTTCATTGGAAATCCGATCAAAATCACAGTAGATGGTGGAGAGGAAACGATTGAAAAATACATAGAATTCCTCGATCAATATAATGATCAGGATGACAACAACGCAGAATTGTCTAAGATTTGCTCTATTTATGGAAAAGGGTACGAAATGTATTATAACGATGAAGATGGAAACGTCGGAATTATATATTTAGATCCAACAGAAGCGTTTATGATCTATGATGATTCGGTACTTAAACGTGAACGCTATTTTGTTCGGCTATATAGGGATGAGGATAATGTCTTGCATGGAAGTGTATCGGACCAAGAAAAAGTTCGATGGTTTACTATAAAAGGAAAGATTGTTTGGAATGAACAAGAACAATTACATTACTTTAATGGGGTTCCAGCTACGGAATATCGTGAAAATAAAGAATGCCAAGGAATATTCGAACCGGTAATGTCCATAATCAATGCATTCAACAAAGCAATCAGTGAAAAAGCCAATGATGTAGATTATTTTGCAGATGCATATTTGAAAATTATAGGGACTTTGTTAGATGAGGATGAATTGAAACATGTTAGATCAGACCGTGTGATCAACTTTGATGGAGATGGCGAAAGTGTAATCGTTGATTTCTTACAGAAACCAAACGGAGACACGACGCAGGAAAACTTACTTGATCGATTACAAAATCTGATATTTTTAATTGCCATGGTAGCCAATATTTCAGATGAAAATTTTGGAACAAGTTCGGGCATTGCAATGGCATATAAATTGCAGGGAATGAGTAACCTTAGGAAAACCAAAGAACGAAAGTTTACCTCTGGAATGAATCGAAGATATAAGCTGATCTTTAGCAATCCTGGAAATGCTATGAAAAAAGATGATTGGGTGAAGTTACATTACAAGTTCACACCAAATGTTCCAGCAAACCTATTAGAAGAAAGTCAGATTGCACAAAATCTTTCTGGTGTTGTGTCACAAGAAACACAGCTCGGAGTCTTAAGTGTTGTGGATAATCCGAAGACAGAGATTGAGCGTATAGACAAAGAAGAGGAGAAGCCAAGAGATGTAGTGATGCAGCAGATGTTTGGAGACAAGACAGATGAGCAGTAAAAATTACTGGAGAGAGCGAGAAGAACGTCAGAGAAAATTGAATATCAAAAATGAAGCTGAGTATCAAAAGAAATTAGATGATATTTATGCGGATATGCTTGAAAATATAGAAAAGGAGATTAACGGATTCTATGTGAAGTATGCTAAAGCAGAGGGAATCACGATGGCAGAAGCCAAGAAGCGGATCGCCAAGATTGATATTGAAGCATATGCCAAGAAAGCAAAACGTTATGTTAAGAATAAGGACCTCTCGAAGAAAGCCAATGATGAGATGCGATATTATAATGCAGCAATGAAGATCAATCGATTAGAATTGTTAAAAGCCAACATAGGAATGCATTTGGTAGGTGGCTATGATGAGATAGAGAAGATGTTTGGAGATGTGTTCACACAGCGAACTGAGGAAGAAATGCGGAAACAAGCAGGTATACTAGGAAAGACGATTAATAATAATGCGAAAAAGGCAAGAGTGATCGTTGACGCATCTTACAAAAACGCAACGTGGTCCGAACGTATCTGGGCGCACCAGTCAATGCTGAAATCAGAAATCGACAAGCTTCTTCAGGAAGGGTTGATCCAAGGGAAACACCCAAGCGTACTTGCGAGACATTTAGAAAAACGATTTGGAGTCAGCAAGAGTAACGCAATGAGACTGATGGTTACAGAACTTGCAAGAGTTCAGACAGAAGCCCAGAAGCAGTCGTACATAGAGAATGGTTTTGATTATTATCAATACGTAGCATGCCAGAAGTTAGATGCTTGTAGTGAATGTAAGAGACTAGATGAGAAAGTGTTCAAAGTAATTGATATGATGCCAGGAGAAAATGCTCCTCCGATGCATCCTTATTGTCATTGCAGCACGGCAGCACATATGGATGATAATGATTATGAGAAGTGGTTGGATACATATTCAGAGCATGGATTGGATTTTGATACGTGGAAAAATTCTGCAGAACAAGAAGAAAGCAAGAAAAAATATATGTATAATGATACAATAGTAAAAGAAGATTTAATTAACTCGTCCGAGTATAGAAGAAAATTCAATAATGTATCAGATCAAACAAAGATAAATAGAACCGCGTGGAAACTTTCTAAAGAGATAATTAAACATAGATCAGGCACAAAATATGAGGATTTAGCATTTATTGATAGTAAAACTGGTAAATATGCAATAAATAAAAATTACAATGTAGAAAGTCAAGCAAAAATGAATAAGCCTATGAAAAAAATGCTAAACAAATCTGCTAAAAATGAGATTATTGCTATCCATAATCATCCTGGAAGTAATGTTCCTAGTACAGCGGATTTAATAGTATGTAAGAATAGGGGCTATAAATTTGGATTAGTTGTTTGTCACAATGGGAAAATATACAAATATTCGGTTGATAAAGATAAATTTAATCTGCCAATAGTAGCAGCAGCTCTTGACTGGATGGAAGCCAAAGGATATACTGAAAAAGTAAAGAAAAATTTTATGGATGCAGGAGTAAAAATGGAGGTGTTTTGATGGAGAAGGAAAAAGAATATGAAAGAATATGCAAGAAACTTGGATTCATTCCATCAGAGTTTAAAGCTCCGGATTTTGAAACCGAAGATGATTCATGGGAGAGTCCGTTTAAAAAATTGACCGCTGATGAAATCGAGTTTTTATTTGACAATGGATATTTTAATAATTAGCAATACCACTGATTGAAATGATTGGTGGTATTTTTATGCAAAAAATTAGGAAGTGATATATTGATTGAAGTAAAAGTACGTGATCATGAAATCACAGCGACAGGACATGCAAATTATGCAGAGTACGGCAAAGACATTGTATGTGCATCGGTGTCGATGCTATTGCAAAATTTAATCAAGTCAATTCATGATCTAACCGATGACAAAATAGAATACGATTTAAAAGCTGGACAGGCTTTTATCAGATACAGGGATTTATCAGAGAAATCAAAAACTTTGATAGATTCCTTTTTTATTGGCATTTGCAGCGTCGCAGATGCTTATCCGGATTATATTCGGATTGTGTAACTGTTGTGACCGAAATGTCGTTAAACTAAGTTTTTATTAGCAATGATCTGGAAGGGACGGATCAGGGCGAAAGGAGCAAACATGGAGAAACGCAAGTTATTTTTACAACTGTTCACAGAAGGAGATGATGGTGGGACCGGAGACGGGAATGGCGATGGATCCGGAGCAGAAGGTGGAAATAATGAACCAATGTCGTTTGATGACTTCTTAGCGAAAGAAGGAAATCAGGCAGAATTTGACCGCAGAGTAAACAAAGCAATCAAAACAGCAGTGACCAAATCAGAGGAAAAATGGAAGGCACTGACTGACGATAAGCTGACTGAAGCAGAAAAGCTTGCTAAAATGACCAAAGAAGAAAAAGCGGAATATCGTGCGAAGAAAGCAGAAAAAGAACTGGAAGAACTGAAAAAGATGAATGCCAGAACTGAACTGGCCAAAACAGCACGAAAGATGTTAGCAGATGAAAACATCAACATTCCAGATGAACTTCTCAGCAATTTGGTAGCAGACGATGCGGACGGAACTAAGACAGCAGTTGAATCATTTGCAAAAATGTACAAAGAAGCTGTGCAGACAGCAGTTAAAGAAGCGATCAAAGGAAAACCGCCAAAAGCAGGAACAGGCGGTGGAAACACGATCACAAAAGAACAGATCATGGACATTAAAGACCCGATTGAGCGTCAGAAGATGATCCGAGAAAATATCAATCTGTTCCAGTAAAGAAAGGGGACAAAATGGAAAAACACAAATTAGATCTGCAGTTATTCACAGGACCAGACGGAATGACTGGACAGGGAAACTTAGAAGTAAAGGCAAGGGAAATTGACTTTGTAACATCTTTCGGAAAGAATATTCAGGCATTATTAGATGTACTTGGTATCGCAAGGATGATCAGAAAAGAGAATGGAAGTGCCTTAAAAACAAAAGAAGTAACAGGAGAGCTAAAATCTGGAGATATTGGAGAGGGAGAAGAAATCCCATATTCTCAGTACAAAGTAACAGAGAAGGTATTCGATACGATCAAAATCGAGAAATACCGAAAAGGTGTATCTTTAGAGGCAATTGCTGAAAAAGGATATGATATTGCAGTGAACGACACGGACGAAGAATTTAAATCGGATCTTCAGAATAAAGTTAGCGATAAATTCTACAAACAGTTAAAAGCTGGATCATTAACAGGATCAGAAACAACATGGCAGATGGCAATCGCAATGTCTATCGGAAGAGTAAAAGACAAATTCAAGAAGATGAAAAGAACCGCAACAGGTGTGGCTGTATGGGTTAATACGCTTGATGTGTACAAATATATTGGTGCAGCAGATATCACACTGCAGACAGCGTTTGGGTTTGAATACATGAAGAACTTTTTAGGTGCTGATGTAGTATTTATCAGTTCCGAGATTCCAGAAGGTGTTGTAATCGCCACTCCTTTAAACAATATCGTAGCTTATTATGTTGATCCAGGAGACAGCGAATTTGTAAAAGCTGGATTATCTTATACAACAGACCCAACGACAGGGTTTATCGGATTCCATGCACAGGGAACCTATGAAAGAGCAATCTCTGACTTATTTGCGATCATGGGCTTACGTCTTTTCTGTGAATATCTTGATGCGATCGCATATACAAGTGTTGGAAGCCGAGATACACAGACTCTTGGAGAGTTACATCTTACAGCAGCAGAAGGTACAAATGCTGGTGATACAGCGATCACAATGAATGAACAGCTCATGTCAATGAAAAATGCATTTAAATACAAAGTAAATGCATCCGCAGCAACAGCTGTAACCTATGGCATGGATGTAAAGAACTGGTCTAAATGGGATGGAGAATCAGAAATTGCAGCAGCAAAAGGCAGTCATGTGACAATTGTTGAGTGTGATCGTAACTATAAAGCAGTAAGATCAGGGGATGTCGTATCCGCTGCAAAAGAATAGTGAGGTGTTGATATGGCTTATGAAGTAGTAAAAGCATTTCATGATCTGCAGGATTATAAAGATGTTAAAGGCGGCAAAGTATATCATCACTATGATGTTGGAGACACATATCCAAGACAGGGATTAACACCGAATAAAACTAGAATTGAGGAACTTCTTGGGAGCGGAAACGCTCAGGGAGTTCCTTTAATCGTGGAAACAAAGGAGAAAGTGAATGCTGGAAAAGCTTAAGGTAATGCTTGGCTTTGAAGATCCCACACAGGATGAAAAATTGATCATAATCTTAGATTCTGTAGAATCAAGGCTTCGATTACTTTTAGGTGGTATGGATCCACCGGATGAGATGGAGCATATCATTATCGAAGTCGCGATAATTCGTTTTAATCGCATCGGATCTGAAGGACTAGCAAGTCATAACGTTGAAGGAGAAACACAGTCGTATGCGTCTGCAAATGATTTTGCTCCGTTCATGGATGAAATCGAAGCATATTTACAGATGCAAAAGGATGCAAAACGAGGAAAGTTGAGGTTTCTATGAGATATGACACAACGATTTACTTTCAAAAGTTGACACAAGGAGAATATGATCAGGAAACAGGTGATTACAAAGAAGATTCTGTAAGCGAAGATTCAAGACAAGCCTCGATCATGGATACAACAACACAGATGATGCAACTGGTTTATGGGATGATCAAGCAGGGCAGTTTAACGATTCAGTTACAAAATCACTATGATCAACCATTTGATCAGATCAGAGTTGGAAATACAATCTATAAGGCAGATCATTCAAGGAAGCTTCGAACCAAGCAGACTTTTATTGTGTCGGAGGTGCAATGATGAGTGGAATTAAGGTGAATGGATTAGATCAGCTTAATGCAAAATTAAGAAAGAACATGGATCTTAATGCAGTAAAGACAATAGTCAAAAAGAATGGAGCGGATCTCCAGAAAAAAGCGCAACATTATGTACCGGTAGATACTGGAACATTAAAAAGAAGCATTGGCCTCAATATCAAAGATGGCGGCTTAACTGCGGTTGTAGCACCAACGACAGATTATGCAGAATATGTTGAGTATGGAACACGTTTCATGGAATCACAACCGTACATGCGCCCAGCACTGGGCGAGCAAAAGCAGATTTTTAAAAGTGATTTAGAAAAGGTAATGAAATAATATGGATCCACAGCAGGAACTATTTACTGTGCTGCTGTTAAAACTAAAAGAAAAATATCAGGATACGGGAATCGGTGTGTATGATACATTCCTACCGCCGGATAAAACCCCGTATCCTTTTGTTTATCTTGCTGACAGCACACAGAATGATCAAGCAAATAAAACAACAGTCTTTGGGGCAGTCAGCCAGGTAATCCATGTCTGGCATAACAACCCAAGACAGAGAGGAACATTATCGAAGATATTATTAGAGATCAAAGATATGTGCTACAAGATCGAAGAAACAAAAAACTTTGGTTGGAATCTTGTAAGAGTAAATCAAAGAATCCTCTCAGACGCAACAACGAAAGAACCCCTGATGCACGGGGTTTTAGAATTAGAATTTACATTTAATTAGGAGGTAGCAATGTTAAATTTACAGCTTTTTGGAAATGAAGCGGTGCAGGGCAAGCAGATTGTTTATCTGTATCGAATTTTATCAGAAGCGGCAACACAGAATGGTACAGCGTTAGCATTTACAACAGAAAATGGCCGTACTAAATCAAAAGATGCAGATTCCACAGCCACAAAGGATGGTTCTGTCAGAACACCAGGTGCTGCAGAAGTGGAGATCACAGCAACATCAATCTTAAAGAAAGATGACGAAATGATTAAAAAACTGGAAAAGGCTTTAGATGATGATGCATTGATTGAAATTTGGGAGGCTAATCTGGCAGAACCAGCATCCGCAGGAAATAACAAATTCAAAGGAAAGTATTTCCAGGGGTATTTAACAGAAATCGAATATACAGCTAATGCAGATGAGTTTGTAGAGGTTTCTTTAACATTTGGTATCAATGGAACAGGTGTGGATGGAGATGTAACTGTGACAACACAGCAGCAGGAACAGGCATATACATTCGTAGATACACCAAAAACAGGAGCTTAGGAGGATATAATACATGTACGAATTACAGATTAACAAATCAACATATGAATTTAACTTTGGAATGGGATTCATGAGAGAGATCAACAAAACAATTGCTGTCCCAGTAGAAAATATTAAAGGAAAAACAAAAGACATTGGTCTGCAGTATAAAGTTGCAGAAATGCTTGATGGTGATCTTGATGCATTAGAAGATGTTTTATTGGTAGCGAACAAAGGATTTACACCACGACTTGAACGAACAGAGTTAGATAAGCACATTGAGGATGAAAACACAGATATCGATGCATTATTTGATACGGTATTGGGTTTCTTAGAGAATGCAAATGCTACGAAGAAAACGACACGAGAGCTGAAGGAAGAAGTAGAGAAACAGAAGAAGAAACAGCAGGAAGAATAAAAGATTTTGAAGAAATATACCGGGAGCTGGCGATTGACTGTTTCCGGTATTTTGGTTTTACGTCGTTTGATCAAGTGGACCAATTGACGATTGCACAATATGAGATCATGGCCGAAGCGGCAAGGCTAAAAGAAGTAGATAAAGACTACAGGAATCACTGGCAAGCGTTTCTTAATTTTGCCGTACGTGCAAAAAAGAAAGCCGGAAAGAACAGACAAAAACCAGTCTATCCAACATTTAAGAAATTCTACGACTACGAAGATGCAATCGATCAGGCAAAACGAAAGAATAAGCCAGATCGATTTGAGAAGATGAAGAGATTGCTAAGAAGGAGGGAGAGCTGATGGCAGAATCATATAGTGTTGAAGCAATATTAACTGCGAGAGATGCTGGATTCGAAGCAGGTATGAAAGCAGCTCAAAAATCCACACTATCTTTAGGAAAAGTTCTTAAAAGTGGAATCGGTTTTGGGGCAATGGTGGCAGTAGGAAACAAAGCGGTGTCTGTAGTCACTTCTGGACTTTCAGAAATTGTAGGAGGATTAAACGAATCAAGTGCTGCATGGAAAACTTTCGAAGGTAACATGAGCATGAATGGTCATTCAAAAAAAGAAATAGCAAGCACTAGAAAAGAACTACAAAAATTTGCAGAACAGACAATTTATAGTTCTTCAGATATGGCTTCTACATATGCTCAATTAGATGCAGTTGGTACAAAAAGTACAACGAAACTTGTAAAAGGATTTGGAGGTTTAGCTGCAGCAGCAGAAAATCCACAGCAAGCAATGAAAACTTTGTCACAGCAGGCTACACAGATGGCAGCAAAACCTAAAATACAGTGGGAAGACTTCAAATTAATGGTTGAACAGACACCTGCGGGTATTGCAGCTGTTGCAAAAACAATGGGAAAATCTACACAGCAGTTAATTAAGGATGTTCAGGATGGTAAAGTAAAAACCGAAGACTTTTTTGCGGCAATTGCTAAGACAGGAACGAATAAACAGTTCACAAAGCTTGCAACAGAATATAAAACTGTTGGACAAGCAATGGATGGTTTAACAGAGACGGCAGCAAATAAATTGCAGCCAGCGTTTGATAAAGTATCTAGCATTGCAATTAAGGGAGTAAGTGATGTAACGAATCTTTTAGATAATGTCGATGGTAATAAAATAGCGAGCAAGATTGGTGGCTTTGCAACAAAGGCTGGGAAATACTGGTCTGTTTTTAAGACAGATGCGAAAGAAGTAGGACAAGCGTTCGGATCAGCAGTAAGTGCTATCGGGAAAAGTATGGGAGAATTGAATGGTTCTTTCGGGTCTGATAAATCTGTATCTAGTTTTAAAAGTGTTGTTGATAGTATTTCTGGTGGGTTAAAAGCATTAGCTGGATTTTGTGAAGATCATTCAGATGCAATTGCATCGCTGATAACGCAATTACCAAAATTATTAGTAGCTTACAAAGGTTTTAAAATTGTAAAATCAATTGCACCAGCGGTACAAACATTTGGATCTGCAATTACTAAATTAGCAGGAAAAGGAATTGCCGCAATTGCAGGAAAACTATTTGGTATTGCAGTTGGAGAAAAAGCAGTTGGATCAGCAAGTATGGAAAGTTATAGGCAAACAATGCAAGCAGCAAAAGCGTTCATGATGCTTGGAGTTGGAGTACTGACAATAGCTACAGGTTTTGGAATTATGGCTAGATCTGCTATTGCACTTGCTAATTCCGGAGGCGTAGCAATTGGAGTTATGATTGGTATGGTTGGTGCTTTAGCATTGATTGGACTTGGACTGACAGCAATGTTAAAAAGTGTATCGGTTGCACCGGCACAACTATCTGCTACATCAGTTGCATTTTTAGCAATGGGCGCGGCAGTCGTATTAGTTGCAGCCGGACTAGCGATCATGGCGGCGGCAAGTATTGCACTTGCAAATGCAGGTACACCAGCGATTGCCTGTATGGAAGGAATGGTTGTAGCTGTTGGAGCGTTAATGGCGATTGCCGGAGCAGTTGGACCAGCGATGACAGCCGGAGCAGTTGGATTTATTGCATTCGGGGCTGCAATTGTGCTGGTAGGTGCCGGAGCATTATTAGCTGCAGCGTCATTAGCGGTTGTTGCAGGAGTTCTTCCAACAGTGGTGCAATATGGAACTGCAGGAGCCGTGGCTATAGCATCACTTGGAGCAAGTATGATAGTATTCGGAGCAGGAGCGGCAGTCGCAGGAGCTGGCTGTATTGTACTTGGAGCTGGATTACTAGCAGTTGGAGTTGGTGCAACAGCTGCAGGAGGCGGACTTTTAATACTTGGAACCGTATTGCTTGTAACAAGTAAAGGATTCACAACATTTGCACAAGTGATCAAAACAGTTGTAGATGCAATCAGTGGTGGTCTAAGGACAGTATTAGACGGAATTGCAAATGTGATCAAGTCTGTTGGAGAATCTGCGAAGAATGCAGGAACTGGATTTAAGAGTGTAGCCGAAGGAATCAAGATGATTTCCGGATTATCGATAGGATCTATTGCAAAAAGCCTTGGGGCAGTAGCAATCGGGATTGGAAAAATCTCTCGTAAAGGCTCTGACATACAACAGACTGCAAACGGTATGAAGACCCTATCAGCAGCATCAACATCTGTAAATTCAAGCTTTGGATCCATGGGAGCGAAAGCAACATCGGCTCTATCTGGAATTAAAAAATCAATGTCCAGTACGGCCAACGCTGCAAAATCATCTGGAAAGAAGATGGGAAGCGGATTTACCTCTTCTATGCAAAGCGGATTAAGAAAAGGACCAGGTATTGCCTCAAAAGCTGTATCTAGCACAAATTCAAGATTACGTTCAGGACGATCTGGAGCATACAGTGCAGGTGCTTATATCAGTCAAGGGTTTGCACAAGGAATGAGTTCATGTCTGGGACAGATCGAAGCCGCAGCATCCAGAATGGTATCTGCAGCAGAAAAAGCGATTAGGGCAAAAGCACAGATTCATTCTCCATCTAGAATGACAAAAAAAGATGGTCGCTATATAGCTGCTGGTCTTGCAATTGGTATTAAAAATGGTATCAGTAATGTAAAATCTGCAAGTAAAGCATTGGCGAAAACAGCAATCGACACGATGAAGAAAGCTACAAAATCACGTAAATACGAAGATGCGGCAAGTAATGCTGTAAGTAAATACAAAGATTCTATGAATAGTAAAGTATCTTCAATTACTAAGTCTTTGAATAAGAAGATTAATGCTGGTGTAAAAAAACTGCAAAAGAAAAATCAAAAATTAAAAAAAGCGTATACGCAAGTTGGAAAAATTCTAAAATCAGACATGAGCAAAACGATAAAGTCACAAGGAAAGAAAGCTATTAACGCAGCAGACAAGGCGTTAACAGCTCTTGGAAAGAAGTATCAAGAGAAATACGATGCGATCATTTCAGACAGGGATAATTATAAGAGCAAACTAGCAGATTATGGAGATTTGTTTAGTTCTGATAATTACGGATATATTTCGTTAGTAAACTTTAAAGCTCAAAAAAATCAAGTAGAACAACTTGCGAAGAATATGGAAAAACTAAAAAAAGTTCTTCCATATGATCTTATGCGTGATATTCAGAATTTGGATACAGCACAAGGATTAAAGTATACGACGGAATTATTAAAAAAGAGTGATTCCTGGTTAAAACAGTATGGAAAAGACTATTCAGAATTTATGACCAGTGCGGACAAAAATGCAAAATCATATTATCAACCGTATATTAAGCAGCTTGACAAAGATTATAACAGTGCGATTACAGCAGAGCTAAGCAAATTGAAAAAACAGATGAATACGATCGCACAGGATGCCACAAAAGGATTTGTCAAAGGGCTAACATCTAAGTCGAACAAGAAAGCTTTAAATAAGGCAGCAAAAGATTTGGCAAACATCCTTACCAAAGCCGTAAAAGGGAAATTAAAAATCCATTCGCCATCCCGTGTTATGAAAGCCTTAGGAGTATTCGTTGTAAAGGGATTTGTCAATGGAATCTCTTCTATGGCAAATACATTAGATAAAACGATGGATAGCATAATTACAGTTCCAAACTTTAGCAACCTTGCGATCGCAGGAGATGTTGGAGGAAGTCTTAACAGTGATTATGACTATTACACACAGGCAGAATACACGATTATTGTTCCAGTTGATCTTGATGGGAAAGAGGTTGCAAGAGTAACAGCACCATACACAGAAGCAGAGCTAAACAAACGACAGACAAGGCAGAACAGAAAACTTGGAAGAAAGTAAGGAGGGAGAAAGACGTATAATTTTGTAGATACAACTCAAAAGGCTTCAGAAGGTTCTCTCCCTTCTGAAGCTCTGAAAATTAATGGAGAGTATATAGAAAACCAGATCACAGGCTACAGAACGCTTTATGTATCTGGAAGAGAATCACTTGCACCAGAGTTGACAACGATCGAATCTGGAAGTAGAGATGGATCCGTGCTGAATTATAAAAGATATCCAACAAGGACAATTACTGTAGGGTATCAGCTTTTAACAGCAAATCCAGAAAATTTCAGGAAAGCATATAATCTGCTGATGAATGTTCTAAGTATAGAAGATTCCGAACTGATCTTTGCAGATGAACCGGATAAATACTTTACAGGAACATTTACATCGATGAGTGATATAGATCCAGGGCGAAACTGCGTTACTGGCGAAATTGAGTTTACTTGTCTTGATCCATTTAAGTATTCGGTAGATGAATATGAAATTGAGCCAGAAAGCGACGGAAACTACTTTGCAGTGCAATACAATGGAAATTATAAAAGTTATCCAACATTTGAGGTGGATTTTTATAACGACGAAAGTGGAGAAGAAAATAATAACGGAAGATGTGGATACGTTGCTTTTTTTGATGATGAGGAACACGTTTTACAATTTGGTAATCCAGATGAATTATCAGAAGAACAGGTGGAAATTGTAGAATCTGAAACAAATACATATTCTGTGCCAACAACAAAAGTGCTACTAAATCATTCATTCAAAAAATCTAATTCCTGGAATGGAGTGAAATCTAAATATATAGTAAACAAAGGTATTATTTATAAATCTTCAGTTCAAACAGGAACAATTGGAGCTGTGCATTCTTATAACACAACAGCGGAAGACACTTATTATCTTGCAGCAACTGGATTCGGAACAGGCAATAGGTTTCATGGTCCTACTGTTACATACACTCTGTCAGAAGCAGCAACAGATTTTGAACTTAGTTACGCACAGAAGATGTGCATTGATAGTTCGAAGGATGGGAAAAAGCAATGTGGAGCATTTCAAATGATTTTATCAGATGCTTCTGGAAATATCATTGCAGGTGTAGACATTTACAAGGCATCAGATGGTACAAAAGGAAGGTATCGAATGATTGTTGATGGAAAAGTACAAAAAGAAGCCGAGATTGATTTGTCATTAAATAATAAGTTCTTCGGACAAAACAGAGTGGCAGATAAAAAGAAGAAAATTACAGAAATCAAAACAGTTAAATCATCTAGCATTACAAAAAAGGGAGCTGTAATGAGCTTTAATTTAGGAGGGATCAAGCAGAGTTTTACATTCAATTCAATCAAAACAAAGGCAGTTAAAAAAATTACAATTATGCTTTCAAAAAAAGCCAACAAACCAGCACTAAAATATAATGGATTATATTATGCGAAAATAGTGAAAAACTATTCTAAGCAAGTAACAGAAACAATAGATAAAATCGTAACAGAATATCATGATGTACAAAATAAATTCAATGCAAACGATGTATTTGTGGTTGATTCGTCCGCAGCAAGCGCCAAATTAAACGAACTAGATCGACCAGATTTAGGTGCGTTAGGAAACGACTGGGAAGATCTATATTTGCAAAAAGGTATGAAGCAGATTGGATTCAGTTATTCTGATTGGGTAGAAAGCGATTATGCCCCTAAATTTAAGTTACGATATCGAGAGGTGTTCTTATGATTATATATTTTGCTGACCGCAAAATGGATATTTTAGGACAAGCATCTACAAATCTTTTAAATGGAATTACCATTAAAGAGGATAAGAAAACAGAGGAAATTGATGTAGGAGTTGCTACATTTGAATGTAGGATAACGTATTCTAAAAAAACAAGAGAGATTGCGGAACAGTTAACAGAAGCTGGAAACTATATTTTAAGAAGTAACAAGGATGAAAAAGAATTTTATACGATCATAAATACAGAAATTGATACTAAGGAACGAGACATCTATATTTATGCTGAAGATGCAGGAATGGACTTGTTAAATGAAATATTAAAAAGTTCAGACGGAGATGGAGTTCAGCGAACTTGTACGGAACATGTTGAATCAGCAATTTATGATAGCGGATTTGAAATTGGTATCAATGAATCAGAAGATTCCGTAAAGAAGTTTTTAGAGTTTGATGAGCAAACGGCATCAGAAAGAATCCTTGATATTATGAAGAATTTTGAGTGTGAGGTGTCATATAGTTTCGATATTGATCGTCTGGCAGTAACGAATAAATACATCAATATTTATAAAAAAAGAGGAAAAGATACAGGGATTCAATTGAGAGAAGGGAGAGAAATCGATGGAATTAGCATAAAAAAATCTGTAGAAAATTTGGCAACTGCATTATTATGCACTGGTTCTGAAGATGCTTCTGGAGTGAAAATTTCTTTGCAAGACTACAAATATGATGATGGAGATTTTTATGTTGAAGGGCATTATTTAAAAAGCAGAAAGGCATTAGCTAGATGGAGTAGGTATGTAAATCCTGATGAGCCAAACAAAATAGACAATGCTGGACACATTGTTCAAACATTTACTTATGATACAGTTGATCAAAAAGAACTTTGTGAACAGGCAATCAAAGAACTGAAAAAGAAATGTGATATTGAAAGAAATTATGAAATTGAAATCACGCATCTTCCAGAAGATATTAAAATCGGTGACATTGTAAATGTTGTGGATGAAGCTGGAGGACTTTATTTACAGTCTAGATTATTAAAACTTGAAATATCAATTGTTGATGGAACACAGACGGCAACACTTGGAGATTATTTAATCAGAGAAAGTGGTATTTCAGAAAAAGTTGAACAATTAACAAATCAATTTAAGAATCTATCAGAAAATCAGACGTTATATACCTGGTTTGCGTATGCAGATGATTCTTTTGGCAATGGAATATCATTGGAACCAGAAGGGAAAGAGTATTTAGGGACATGTGTGAATCAAAGTGTCAAAACACCAGATATCACAAAACCTGAAATATATAAATGGACAAATATAAAAGGAGAATCGGCAACACTTTTAATGATTGATTCGTCACAGGGATTAGCTTTTAAAAACAATGCTGTTTCGACTATATTATCAGTAATTATATATCACGGAAGTATACAGATTACAAACATCAGTAAACTAAAAGAAGTATTTGGCGATAGCGCTTATATACAGTGGAAATGGAAAAGAACCAATGAAGAATCATATGGTGTTATATCATCCAACGATTCAAGGCTTATAAACGATGGTTTTTCGTTTAAAGTCAGTCCAGATGATGTGGATGTAAATGTAACATTCATGTGTGAGTTAATAGTTTAAGGAGGAAAAAATTAAATGGCAGTTAAAGCATCAAATCAAGCAACTCTTATCGACGTAACAGATGGGTATTCTGTCACACTTACAAGTGATTCATATACATTTGTTGGAGGAACAGGTGGAGCTGGATCAGGACAGACATGTACAACAGAAGCAGTGGCATTCTGCGGATCAAATCAATGTACTTCGGTAGCGGTAACGGCAGCAGATATCGTTTGCCCGACTGGTATCAGTGCTACAGTAGAAAACAGTGGGACTTCAAAAGTTAAAGTCACATTTAAGACAACAGCTACGATCAGCACAGCATGTGAAGCAACAATTCCAGTCGTTGTAGACGGAATCACAATGAATAAGAAATTTTCATTTGCAGTAGCTAAAACAGGTGCCACAGGTGCAACAGGAAAAGGTATCAAAGGAACACCAGTAGCAGAGTATGTCGGTTCAAGTTCTAATACAACGGTGCCAACCAGCGGATGGTCTACAACAATTCCATCGGTAGCAGCAGGTCAGTATTTATGGACAAGGGTTACAACTACTTATACAGATAACACAACATCTGTAAGTTATAGTGTAGCAAAACAGGGCGCAACAGGTGCGACTGGAACAACAGGATCACAGTGGTATTCAGGTACAGGAATTACAGGTACATCTACGACAGCCACAGCATTTACTGGGTCAGGAGTAGCAAATGCACGTGTAAATGATATGTATCTTAATACATCCACAGGCAATACATACAAATGTACTGTTGCAGGTAATGCACAGAATGCTAAATGGGTATATGACGGAAACATCAAAGGTGTTCAGGGAGACAAAGGAAACACCGGTGCAACAGGTAATGGTATTTCTAAAGCAGATATTACCTATGCTGCATCATCTTCTAATACATCTGCACCATCGAGCGGATGGCAGTCTACACCACCAAACGTATCTGCGGGGCAGTATTTATGGACAAAAACAGTATTTACATACACGAATGGTGGAACGGCAACACAGTACAGTGTAGCAAAGCAGGGAGCAACAGGTGCAGCCGGAGCAGATGCGATCACATTAACAATTACATCATCAAATGGAATAATCTTCAAGAATAATGCTGGATCAACAGTGCTTACAGCCCATGTCTGGAAAGGATCAGTAGAACAGAGCATTACCGATGCAGGAGTATGCGGATCACTCGGTTCCATCAAATGGTATAAAGCTGGAAGCGATACAGCAATTGCAACAGCGAAATCTTTGACTGTTACAGCAGATGATGTAACCAATTCACAGGCATATACATGCCAGCTCGAAGGATAATAAGGGAGGTGTTTGGTGATGGTAAAAGCTAAAGCTGAAATAACAATTTCCAGAATTATAGACATTGACAAAGTAACAAGATATTACTTACTACAGTCTTCCACAGCCACAGCACCATCAAAACCGACATCAAATCCTCCGGATGGAAACTGGAAAACAACAGAGCCGTCGTATACATCAGGTTCTACGAATACATTGTATTTTGTGGATTTAACAGTGATGACGAACGGCTCTTTTAGTTATTCCGCAGTAAGTAAATCTAGCAGTTATGAAGCGGCTAAGGAAGCATGGAATAAAGCTAATAATGCACAGAATACTGCCAATAATGCAGCCAAAACAGCAACGAACTATCTTAAAGGTTCAGAGGATGGTCTGTTGGAAATATGACTGACGAAATCTTAGGATCAAATGTGTTAATAGATCCAGATTCGGTTAACATCCGAGATGGAGACACTATTTTAGCAAAATATTCGGAAAAGAAAATAGAGCTTGGATTAAATTCAGAAGATGCAGTTATTGAATTGTGTGGCGGAGTTGGTCTTATAACATCTCAAGTGGTAGAAGAATCGGAATTTTCAACTGGTATCACAAGGGCGTTATCTATTGAATCCGATTATATTCAGATGAATAAGGCCAGAATCATTGAGTTAGATACAAATACGCTATACGGAACGAACGCTGACGGTGAAGGACAACAGGCTAGTTCGTATATTACTCTTAATTCTGGAAAATCATCTAATGGTTTGCATAATTCTACTTTTATAATTGGCGGTTTAGTATATGAGGATAATCTGGATGCATTTATTTCTGGGGATATTAGCGAATTAGATGGAGTATTATTAACAACTAGAGTAACAGGAGCTGACAAGAGTACAGATATTACTATAAGCCATTCATCCACTGATGCAAGTGTTGATTATGAGGGAATGACAATAGAGAGTTGTGACGTTGTTAGATTTCAAAGTAACATAAACATGGAATATTGTATCGGGGTAGGTGTTGGTGGTGGAGGTGTTAACCGCGGCATTCATGATACTTGGGAAGATCACTGGATGTTATATTGTGATCAAAATGATATGTATTTCCAAGCACCAAAAACATCAAAAATCAAACCATATTATCGAGCAGGCGATTCTATACAGTTGTACTATCAAGGTGCAGGATTTGCTACAAGTGATGGTAAATATGTAGTATTTACACTACCAATTAATAAACCAATAGATGCAAGCAATGTAGTTGCATCATCTGTAAGTGGATTTATTGGTAGATCTAATGGTAAATATACACATGGTTCTACTTCATCAACCTATGTTAAACCAGCATCATACGAGGCGGTAATTAATGGTAATGCAGTTAGAGTTTCAATGAAGTTTAATAATAATACAAATGTAACTAATAACGCTGCGATCGGTGTAACATGGTCCGGTAAAATAACGTTTAGTTAGGAGAAAAATAAAATGGCATTATTTAAGAAAATAGAACAATCCGATGGAGTTGTGACAGATTACCATCGGATTTTATTCTTACAGACAACAGTGAACCAGCAAAATTCAATTGCGGTTTTGTCATATGTAAGTTCCGAGGTTCGCGATGGCGAAAAGAAAAATAACTCCAATCGCCCATACATGTGGGGTAAGACTTACGAAACTGATTACGATCCAGATATGACAATAGAAGAAGCATATGAATTTTTGAAAACGCTTCCAGAATTTAAAGATGCAGAAAATGTATAAGGAGAGATAACAATGAAAGAAAAATTAGCTAAATTATACAACACAATGAATATGATCGAGACAAAAGGCAGAAATACGAAAATCATGGCTGAATGTCTTGAATATCTGGAAAGACTTATTAAAGATGAGCAGAAAAAGGAAGAACAGCAGAAAGAGACAAAGGAAATTACAGAAGAATGAAATACAATTTAGAGATTAGAGCAGGACCCACAGAGGTCTTATTTTTATGTAACAATTTAATGCAGCAATGATATTAGAAAGGAAGAATATGGCAGATGACGAATACTTAAGAAGGCATGAGCATGAAGAGTTTGCCAAAGGCGTAGACCGTGAGCAAGTTCGGCAGAATAAAAGAATTGCAGATCTAGAAGCAACCGTAAGACAAATCAACGATCTCACATTGTCCGTACAAAAACTTGCGATTAATATGGAGCATATGCTCGTTAATCAGACGGAGCAGAGCAAACGACTTGAAGAGCTAGAAAACCGAGACGGAGAGAAGTGGAGAAGCATATCTATGTATGTCCTGACTGCATTAATTGGATCGGTGATTGGATTTGCACTCAAACAAGTTGGAATCTAAGAAGGAGAGATAAAATGAAAGAATTATTTGAACAGAATAAAGTACTATTTTTAGCAGTGATCACAATTTTGATTGCTGTTTTTTTAATTAAGAAACTGATTGAATATGTGCAGAAAAAAGGTTTAGAAGGAATCAGACTATATGTCTATGAGCTGTTCGTGGAATCAGAGGAACGATTCAAAGAATCTGGACAAGGGCAAGCTAAGTTTGATTACGTAATACAGCTGGCAAGATCGCTATTACCGAAGCCAGTACAGATCTTTGTGACCGATAATATGTTAAAAGAAGCTGTGCAACTGTGGTTTGACGGTATTAAAGATCTACTCGATGATGGTAAATTAAATGCTTCAATTTTAGAAGAAAGAGAAGAAGAGAGAAAAGGAGAGTGATCGGAATGGCACACGTAACAAATAAATGCATCAAGCTTGTGAAAAAATTTGAAGGACTTTATAAAAAAGCTTATCGAGATGAGGTCGGTGTCTGGACGATCGGCTATGGAATTACTAACGCAGATAAATCTATCACAGGAGCAACGATAAAAGCTGGACTCGTGATCTCTGAAAAGACAGCGGATAACTGGCTTGAAAGATCACTGAATAGCAAATATCTGCAAAAAGTCATGAAATATGATAAAAAGTATAATTGGAATCAGAACGAAATTGATGCCTTGATATCTTTTGCATATAATATTGGCAGCATTGATGGGCTTACAGCTAATGGAACTAGATCTAGAGCCACGATTGCATCTAAGATTTTAGAATACAACAAAGCTGGTGGGAAAGTCTACAGAGGATTGACAAGAAGAAGAAAAGCAGAAAGAAAACTATTCTTGACAGCGACAAAAGCTAAGAAGAAAGCTGTGAAAAAAGTCTACGCAAAAGTTAATACTAAGCATGATCCGTTGACAATCAGAAAGTCTGCATCTTCGACAGCAACAGTGCTTGGAAGAGTACCGAAGAAATCTAAAGTTGAAGTACTGAAAAAAGGCAGTACATGGACGAAGATTAAGTATAAAAATACAACTGGATACGTTGCTAAAAAATACCTTAAATTTTAA